TGTACGGGTTCATGTAGTTGCTGATGTTGCTCATGTTGCTCTGAGCAGCAGTGACATCAGTTGGTGTGTAGCCAACAGCACCAATCTGGTTGGACAGACCAGCGTTGACGCCGCCTGTGTAGTAAGGGTTGAACTGAGCCGCTTGGTTGGCGTACTCGGCTGCAAGGTTGGTGGTTCCAAGACCTTGACCCGCCAAACCAGTATTCACCATCTGCTGCTCACCAGCTCGGTAGATGGGGTTGAAGTCAGCAAACTCCCTGACGGGTAACGCCGAGGCTACGCTCTGCGCCTGCTGCAAGTTCTGCAGGTAAGCCGCTTTGATCTGCGGGTCAATTGATGTTGTGCTGGTTTGGCTGCTGCCGCTCTTGCTCATGGTGTTACTCCAACAATGATTTCAGACGCTTGGCTGGAATCTTGCCTGCGTTAATTTGTTCGAAAATGTTCGCGCCGTATTTCTTGACTGCACTCTTGCGGATGACGTACTCGCCAATGTCCAAGCCAGAGTAGCCATCGTCTGGTCCTGGTGGGTTTGGTCCTTTGATTTTTTGGTTTGTAATCAGTCCACCCTTATAGTTAAGAGCTGGATCACTACTACCTCCAGAATAAGCTCCTCCAAGACCACCGCCACCTACACCGCCACCCATATTACCTTCAGCAGACCCACCACCGCCACCAACAAGGTCAGCTTGAGTCAAACTACTAAGTTGATTCCCGACACTTGTTGCTAGTGTTTGTCCTAAACCTGTAAACCCAAGATTAGATAGAGCCGCTGATAAAGCTGCTTGGTTGTTGATCCCCGCCATACCAGTGCCAGTTGACGTATTCTCTCCACCAGCCGGTGACTCCGCAGTGGTTAACAGGCCACCTCCTGTCGTTGTCGTTGCCGCTGGTGGTTTGTAAACGGCTGGGTTGAAGCCACCAAGGTTGGTGTTGGCGGTTGTCTGCCCTGCTTGGGCTGCATACGCTGGTGACAGTGTGCGTTGAGGCGTCAGCGCCATCAGGGACTGGTACGGGTTAGCCGACTGAGATGCAGCGTTGATTTGCGCCAGCGTAGGCGCATTTTGCTGCATAGTCGATGGCGTGTAAATGTTGCGAAAAGGCGTACCCGTAATGGCTGTGTTGGTCACCTGCGCTGGTGCAAGCTGGGTGCCTGTCACTTGCCTTGGCGTTGTTGGCTTGGTGATGGGCTGGACAGTACCAGTGGTGGTTGTACCTGTCGTAGTGCCAGCAGTAGTGCCTGTACCTGTCGTAGTGCCAGCGTTTCTGGCTGCATTGGCGTTGATTTCTTGCGTTGCCATCCCTTTGAATATGCCGAGTTCAGAGGCGTCAACTTCAGTGCCGAAACGGTCAGCAAAGTATTGAAGCCCCGATGCGTCAGGTTCACGCCCCAAGACTGACAGGTACATCTGCCGAATAGCATCATTCGTTGTTGGCGCAGCAGCTCGTTCACGTTGAGCCGCCACACTGAAGGTGGATAGCTCAGTAGGGTCAACGTCAGACCCAAACTGAAATGTCCAGTAATCAATTTCAGAAGCAGATGGCGCTCGTCCCAAGACCCGTTGGTAGGCGTCTGCAATGGACATTCCAGTAGCAGCAGTTGTAGTAGCTCCAGTTCCAGCAGCAGTTGTAGTAGCTCCAGTTCCAGCAGCAGTTGTAGTGGTAGTGTTAGCTGCTGCTGCCGCCTGTTGTGCGGCTAATTGCTGTGCTGCATTCCTAGCGGCATTAGCAGCAACTTCTTCAGCCGCCATGCTCTGGAAAATACCCAACTCAGTGGGGTCAATAGACGTACCGAAACGCTCAGCAAAGTATTGCAATCCAGAGGCGTCAGGCGCTCTGCCCAGAACTTGCTGGTACATATCCCGAACGGCTGTATTCGTTGGCGCTGCCGCTGCAAGTTCAGGTTGAGCCGCTACGCTGAAGGTTGACAGTTCAACAGGGTCCACGCTGTTACCGAACTCAAACTGCCAGTAGGCAACTTCATCGGCACTTGGTGTGCGGCCTAAGACTCGCTCATAGGCGCTCTGGATTGACATATCAGCCATGCTATAACTCCTTGCTCATAATCCACCACTGTGGTGTGTAACCTGTCTTCGCCAGAAAAGTCTTCTGCCATCCCTTGCGTCCAGCTAAAGTAACGCGAGTGCATCCAAGGCTCTTACCCCAAGCCTCGATCATTGGTGACATCAGTTCTAGTTCTTCCATCACGCCTGCTGCTAGAAAATAGTTTAGGCATTTTTGCTGTGGGTGGAGAACAATCTCTGTAACCACCACCGAATTCCGTCCAGGCCAGAATTGCATCTTGGCTTGCTGGACCAGCTCAACGACATCATCAAATGTGTGAGTGTTCAACGAATATTTTAAGGCTTTTTCAATCTCTGGCCTCAATCTCTCAATATCTGTCATAGTGCCGTTGCCGATAACGCTCCTGCATTACTCACCACCACACTGTATCTAGTCCCATTTGGTGATGTCAATATCAGCTTACTGCTGCTAATCTCAACGTCAGCGTTAGCCTTTCGATTCAGTCGGTCAGCGTTCTCCAGCAGGAAGTTACGCTGCGCCTCCATGACTGGCGTATAGACTTGAGGTGGGTGCGGTACGTTGAGAGACATCAGCGTTTCCCGGCTGGCACCGCATCTAGTCGCATCACCCCCACCCGCCAATCACTCAAAGTATCGGCTGTCACCTTCATCTTGACTTGGCGTCCTGAAAACCTAGCGTCGGTTGGGTTGGCGCTGGTGAACGGACCGTAGGTTGTCTCTGTGTCGGTTGGATAGAAACGGCTGCTGAAGCTGATGTTGACATCCCCAAGGTTGGATTCGTCAGGTATCACCTTGCGAACCTGCATGATCTGCTCACCATTGCCAATCTCCACCGGACCTGACTCAGCGTAAATTGTCTGTGAGTCGTAGGCAAAGCCCACCTCATGCTCGTAGATGTAACCGTCAGCACTGACCATCAACGGGTTATTGAAGACGCCCTTGTCAACCCCAGCCAAACGCGCCAAGGTGCCTATTGACCAGTGGTTTTCACGGTAGTTGTAGATGACGTAGGAGTCATTCTCGATGCTGGCGCTGCTGGTGTAGAACCACCATATCTCACCAAACTTGGAGTTATGCACAGCGTAGACCTTGCTGGCCTGCTCCAAGTTGATATTGCTGAACACATAGTCGCCAACGTCAGAAGGTAGTGGCTTGACGTAACCGTCGTAAATCCAGAAGCCTGAACGTGACATCCAGATGGCTGCTGTATCAATTGCCGCTACTGCCTGGGGTCCAATCAATCCGCAGCCAGAGCCAGCCTTCTCAAATGAGAACACGAACGGCTGACCAATGTAGCTGCTGGTGTGGACATCAACGTCAGTGAATATCAGGTTGACGCCTCGCACCCGCTTACCCGCCAAGATGGAGCCGACAGTGGTCAGCTCAAAGCTGCCTGCTTGGTTATTGGCGGCTGGTGACCATGTGGTGTTGTCCTCCTGATCACACCATGCCACAAGCCGAGGATTACCGCTGGCACCCAAGGCGAACATGAAACGCTCAGAGGTGGTCATCACCGCCGCGCAACTGGTGGGTGCATTGACAATTGCCACTGCCTTCGTTGGCGTTGTGAATCCCAACTGCCACTCCAGCAATTGACCGTCAGAGTTGCAGCAGCCGACCCAATACTCACCCCAAGTGTCCATTGACCAGGTTGCAGCGTTGATGATTGCGCCAGTGTCTGGCCTAGCCACACCATACGCAAATGCACCATAGTTGCCGTAGCCATAGCCAACTAGCAGTGACGCATCGGCTGCACCAGGTGTGAATATGGTTGGGGTTATTTCCTTCAGCGTCCCCGCCTGGTTCATCACATACAGCTTGGTGTTGGTGCCAGCCACAATCCACCGGGTTGAGCTGTTGTCCCGCCAATTGATAATGCCACGGCAGGTGCCTGACATCTGTCCATTAGCCCTCTTGCGCCAGCCTCCAACTGGCCTGAGAGTGTTCTCAAACCACCGAACCAAGTTAGCGCCGAACCACCGACCCATTG